CTGGAGCGTGCTTACGAATGGTATACATCAGGTCCACGTCAGCGTTTACAACCAGGTGGAGCAATTGTAGTTGTAATGACTCGTTGGAGTGTAAAAGATTTAACTTCTAAATTATTAGAGTCACAAAAAAATATTAAAGCAGATAAATGGGAGATCGTAGAGTTTCCGGCGATTATGCCATCAGGTAAACCGATATGGCCTCAGTATTGGAAAAAGTCAGAGTTAGAAGGTGTTAAAGCTTCACTGACCGCGGGCAAATGGAATGCACAGTGGATGCAGAATCCAACGGCAGAAGAAGGCAGTATCATTAAACGTGATTGGTGGAGAGTTTGGGACAAGCCATCCATACCACCTCTACAACATATCATACAATCGTATGACACAGCGTTTAGTAAAAAGGAGACAGCGGATTATTCTGCGATTACAACCTGGGGAGTTTTTTATCCAAACGAAGATAGTGCAGCTAATTTAATATTATTAGATGCGCATAAAGAACGATTAGAGTTTCCTGAACTTCGTAAAGAAGCGCTAGAACAATACAAATATTGGAAACCTGACACCGTTATCATAGAAGCAAAAGCATCCGGTCAGCCACTAACTTATGAGTTGAGAAAGATCGGAATACC